TCAATACACCAGAAGATGTCGTTGAAACGACTGCAATGTCTGCAGTTGGAGCAAGAACAAGAACTTCTGGATTAAAGGATCACTCAATTACTCTTGAACTGAACAATGACTTTGCTTCAGGTGCACTTGAGCAAGTAATTGACACAATTGGAATTGGTAGTTTGGCTCTTCTAACAGTTAAGCCAACTTCTGCTGCAACATCAGTAACAAATCCAATTTACAAAGCAGATGATTCAGGAACTGGCGCAGCAAAGGCTGGAAAAGTTCTAATCTCAGAGTGGACACCACTTAATGGTGCAGTTGGCGAACTTGCTACTGTATCAGTCACATGGCCAGTATCTGGTCAAATTGTAAGGGCGACTTCATAGCCCATGGCAAAATTAGTCTTAACAAACGCTCAGGTCTTTGTAGGACCGTGTTACGCATCAAATAACTGCTTAGATATAGGCGGAGCAAATGCGACACCTGCATACGACATTAGCGAATGGGTTGAGTCAGTAACTCTTTCTACAACCTATGATCTTTTTGAGACTACACAAGTTAATGACACTGCTAAGAAAAGAGTTCCAGGACTTGCTGATAATTCAGTATCACTTGAATTACATCAAGACTTTGGCGATGGACCATCAGATTTGGAATATGTTATGAACCAACCTGGAAGTGCAAGCCTAATTGGAACAATTGGCAGAATGTTAATAAGACCTGTTAACGCACCAACAAGCAGCGACAATCCTCAATATTATTTTGAGGTTGTTTTTTCAGAGTGGCAACCTCTTAACGCAAGCGTAGGAGACCTCTCAACGATATCTGTGAACTGGCCTGTTAACGGAGTAATAAATAAAGAATACTAATCTCTTGAAGGGGAAAAAATAATGGATGGATTAAATATCAAGGTCAAAACAACAGATGGAAACGAAGGAGTATATCCTTTGCGTCCAAAGACAATTGTTGCTTTTGAACAAAAGTTTAACAAGGGCTTTGCAAAATTACTTAGCGAAGACCAAAAATTGGAGCATGTCTACTTCCTTGCCTGGGGTGCAATGAGAGACAGTGGTAAGGTTGTAAAACCATGGGGCGAAGGCTTCCTTGGTGAACTTGACTCAGTAGAGTTGGTTACAGACCCAAATTTAGAATCCACAGAGATAGCCTAACCTATACGGTAGCAATGATTTCTGTGGAAACTGGATTATCTCCAGTAGACCTGATTGAAGCACCTGATGGTGTACTTGAATCAATAGTTGTTTATCTCAAGGAGCGATCAAAGAATGCGAGCAGGCAGTGATTAAAAATGAGATGGTGTTAGTTGGTGTTAAAGAAACATTAAAAGCACTATCCTTATTTGATAAAGAGGCAGTAAAAGAATTTAACAAAGTTCTTAATTCTGAACTCAGAGTTGCTAAACAAGAGGCTCAGTCACTTGTTAGTAATGATCCACCACTTAGTGGTTGGTCCACTAAACCTGCTCGCAATCCTCGCTCTCGTGGAGGTGCAGGATGGCCTTCATGGGATCAAAGTGTAATTAAAAGCGGAATTAGTTCGTCAAAGGCTGAGGGTAAAGTTAGAAGCGACTATACAACTTCTGCTGCTTCTCTAAAGAATAAATCTGCTGCAGGTGTAATCTATGAAATTACAGGTAGAAAAAATAAAGTTGGCGGAAAGAATGGATTTATTTCTAATTTAAATAGAAATGCATTTGATCCATCAAGATTAGTCTGGCGTTCTGTAGATAAGAACAAAGACAGAATTATTGCAAATGTTAACAAAGCATTTGATGATGTTAAAGCAAAACTACAAAAGAATTTAAATATGAGGAGAGGTTAACATGGCTCAAGGAGCAATAATTGCAAGAATCGTCTCTGAATATTCTGCTAAAGGAACTAAGGCTGCCCAAAAAGATCTTAACAGTCTTAACAAAAAGTTTGATGCTATGGGTAGAAAAGCCCTTTTGGCTACCAATGCTGCAGTTGCTGGTTTTGCTGCCCTAAGTGTTAAGATTGGAAAAGATGCTGTAAGAGCAGCAATTGATGATAACAAATCACAGGCACTTCTTGCAGGTACATTGCAAAATGTGACTGGAGCATCACAAGATCAAGTTAAAGCAGTAGAAGCACAAATAGCAGCCTTGTCTTCAGCCACAGGTGTCCTTGATGACGACCTTCGTCCAAGTTTACAATCTTTCCTGATGTTAACTAAGGATATTGAGAAAGCACAATTTTTGCAAGGTATTGCAGTAGAATTAGCAGCATCAAAGCAAATAGACTTAGCATCAGCAACAGCAATAATCTCAAAGGCATACAGAGGTCAATTTAAAGGATTACAGAATCTTGGAATTGCCTTAGACGACAATGTTGTTAAAAATAAAGATGTTAAAGCAGCATTAGAGGCAACAATACTTGCAACAAATGGTGCCTCAGCAGCAGCAAATAAGGCAGACCCTTTTATAAAATTAAACAAAGACATTCAAGATTTATACGAAACTCTTGGACTAGCATTGTTACCAGTATTGACACAATTTGTAGATTACTTAAGAACTGTTCTTATTCCAGAATTAACCAACTGGATTAATCTAAATAGAGATGAACTTGCAAAAAGTCTAGAAGAGATTGCAGACTGGGCAATGCAAGCATTGAATGCAGCAATAGCATTTGATAAAGGGCTTCGTAGCCTTAATATGAGCACAGTTGGTTTCATTGAGAACCTTGCACAAATTGTTGCACTTGCTAACTTGCTATTCTTGTTCTCAGGTTTTAGAATGCTCATTACAGACCTTACTAAACTAAAAGGTGCAACAATGGGTGTTGCTGCTGGAGCAAAAACTGCAGCAGTAGGAGTTTCAGCAGTAGAGGCAAGCCTAGGGGCTGCAGCAGGTGGAGCAGCAGTTGGAAGACTTGCAGGCATTAAAGGCATGTTTACAAAAATGGCTTCTGGTGCAGGAATGGGAGCAAAAGCCGTAAGATTCCTTACTGGAGCATTTAAATTATTCTTTAAGGTAGGAATTGGTAGTAAGTTACTTATTATCTTTGCTGCTTTTAAAGGAATATCTTGGATTGTTAGCAAGGTTAAAGATGCAATTGGCGGAACTGAAGATGTAGTAAAGAAAAAAGTTGTTCTTCCTATGCAAAATGCTAACCAAGCAACAATTGATTATTTTAACACCTGGACAAAGAATACAGAAGATCAAAAGAAACAGGCAGACATTCTTGCTGGTATTGCAAAAGACAAGGCAGCACAAGCAAAAAGAGATGCTCAAGATGAAAGAACTAGAGCAATTAAGGCAGCAATTGCCAAGAAGTTTAATGTAAAATTAACTGATCCTGATCAAAAGGATGAGATAGATGCAAGAGCAATACAGTTAAACCTTATTAGAAGTAAGAAAATTGCTGAAGCAGAACTTGCTAAGCAGTCAAGAATACTTGAGGGTCTTAATAAGGCTGCTCTTGAAGAAGAAATTAAACTAAGAAGTCGTATTCAAGATATTCTTAGAGCATATGCTGATGATCAAAAGGTTGATGCTGTAGAAATTGCAGGACTTGCAAAACTTTGGGGTACAACAGCAGACGCTGCAGCATTATATGTAGAGCAAATTGTTGCAGTATCTGATAAGAAGATTAGCGAAGACGAAGTTACTAATCTTTCTATACAATGGGGAATATCTAAAGAACAGGCTGCAAAGTACTTAGATTTCTACAAGATGATAAGCGATGGAAAGATTTCAGATGCTGAAATAAAGAATCTTGCTACTAAATGGAATATGACTGTAGGGGAAGCGCAAAAATATGCTGACTTCATTATAGCCGTTCAAGACCGTGACTTAAATGATGCAGAAGTACAAAGATTAAAAGATAAGTGGGGTCTGACTAACGCAGAACTTACTGAGTATATTATTGGAATTGGTGCTCCAGTTAAATATAGCGGAAGTATTCTTGATCCTGATTCAATAAAGAAATTAGAAGATGCTTGGACAGCAGCACTAGCAGCATTAATTAAATACAAGAATGCATTGGGACAAGGTGGCTTTACTGCTATCATTCCAGGAGCAACTGCTCCAAAGGTAGATGGATCAGGTCTTGGTGGATCTAAAACAGATTCTGCAGCAGATGCAGCAGCAAACGCTGCAAAAGCAGCAGCAGCAGCCAATGCTTCAGCAAGCAAAGCAGCAGCAGATGCATACGCAGCAGCAAAAGCAAAGGGCGATATGGCTGCAGCAGCAATTGCAGCAGCAGGAGTAACTCCAAGTCAGTTTGCAGCAGGAGAAAGTGGAGCAATAGGTGCAGCATCTATAGCAGCACAACTAAGAGCAGCAGAAGCAGCGTTACAAGTGCAAAAGAATGCAACAACTCTTGCTAATTTTAAGGCTAAGGAAGCAAACGATGCAGCAGCAAGCAGGGCAATATCAGCACAATTAGACTATGATGAAAGATCTAAATTCAGATCAATGTCTTTGGCAAATGCCTCAAGCACAGTAGATAATGCTAAAGGACTCATGGGAAGTGGAATGTCAAACTCTTCACCTACTATTAATTTAACAGTTAACGGCACTGTAACATCTGAGCAAGATCTAATAAGCACCGTCAGACAAGGACTATTGCGTGGCCAAACTAATGGTCAGACCCTAACATTGGCGACGATATAAAATGGCAACAACAGTAGGCGTAGCAATTGACTTCTCAAACGGAGCATCTTTTGGATATCCATTTTTACTAAATGATCCAGATTATGGAATCTTGGGAACTAATATTCTTGCAGACTCAGCACAGGATATTTCTGATATTACAAATCAAGTCATAAGAGTTTCTACTCGTAGAGGCCGTAACCGTATCCTTTCTAACTTTGAGGTTGGAAGTGCGACGGTAACGCTAAATGATCCTAATTCAAATTTTAATCCAGACAATACATCAAGTCCGTATTGGGATCCAGTTACAAATAGCACAAAATTACTACCATTGCGTAAAATTCGTATTTGGGCAGACACTACATTTGGAGCAGCAACATATAGATATTATATATTCTCAGGATATATTACTTCTTATGATACTAACTTCTACCAAGGAGTTGATACAACCTCTACAGTAACCCTACAGTGCGTTGATGGATTCCGCCTTTTAAACAATGTTGCTACTGGTACTGCTCCAGTTCCTGGATGTACAGCAGGACAATTATCTGGTACAAGAGTAAATGCATTGCTTGACTTTGCTGATTTTCCAAGTTCTTTAAGACAAATTGATCCTGGTGATTCAACAATGCAGGCAGATCCAGGAGGAAACAGAAATGTTCTTCAGGCCATTCAGACCATTGAACAATCTGAGTTTGGTGCTTTCTATGTAAACACAGTAGGTGAAGCCAGATTCCTTGATCGTACAGATGTTTCTGAATTAGCAGACAGTTTTGCTCAGACTTATAGCGATACTGGCTTTGGAATCAGGTATGTAAACCTAGATTTTGCCTATGATGATCAATTAATTCTTAATGATGTTACAGTCACAAGGCTTGGTGGAACTCCTCAGCAGGTTACAGACGCAGCAAGTATTGCAACCTATTTTAGAAAATCAGGTCTAAGAAGCGATATCCTTGTTCAGACAGATGCAGAGGCACTAGATCAGGCTCAGATGCTATTGGTTGCTCGTAAAAACGCTACTTTAAGAATTGATTCTATGGATTTAACTATATCTGCACAAGATACAGAGCCACAAGCAATTACAAAGATTACAAATGATATCTATAAACTTGTAAAAATTAATAAAACAATGTCTGGTGGAACCGTAGTTGAGACTGAATTATTTATTCAGGGTGTCCAACATGACATAACACCAGATTCTTGGAAAATAAAACTGTTGACAGCAGAACCAATTATCCAGGCTTTTATCCTTGATTCAGCAAATCAGGGTATACTAGATACTAACGCACTATCATACTAAAGGAGAATACCAATGCCACTAGGCCCAAATGATGGATATAACCTGTTTACAACAGGCCAGGTCCTAACAGCAGCACAAGTTCAACACAACATGGCTAACCAGTCAGTTATGTTCTACGCTTCTGCAGCAGCAAGAGATGCAGACACGGCACTAACGGCTGCCCTAACAGAAGGAATGTTTTGCTACCTTGCAGATACAAATGTTACAGCCTACTATAGTGGATCTGCATGGGTACCTCTATTCCAAGGTCAGACTTTAACCTCACCAAAAGAAACAATTGAAATTGTTGGTGCTGGATCAACAGGAACTATTAATATTGATACTTTAACAGCATCTGTTGAATATTATACTGGTGCTGCAACAGCAGACTGGACAATTAATGTTCGTGGAAATGTTTCAACCACTCTTAACTCATTAATGGCAGTTGGAGAACAAATCTCTATTGTATATCTTAATACAAATACTGGTACAGCATATAAGCCAAATGTAGCAGGATTTGAAATTGATTCTGTAGCAGTAACTCCTAAGTGGCTAGGTGGAACAGCA